TTATAAGGAATAATTTCAACATTTTTTAGATCTTCATATAACTTATTGAAAATAATTTTCTTTAATCTTGGATGCATAATAATTTATCATTTAATAATCAAAGATATGATTAAAAAATAATATCACAAAATAAAAAAAGACCGAAAAATCAGTCTTTTTTGTTAACCTCAACCCATTTATCCAAGAGATATTTTCTTACAAAGATTGGCATATTTAAGAAATCATTATATGATACATTAAGCAATGTCGCCAAATAATAATATTCATCTATTTGATTCTTTCTATAATCAGAAGAAAGGACGAAAAAAGTCCACCCCAAACCCAACATTTACTGTCATGTTTTCTCCTGATGGGGTCATTACATTCTTTCTCATATCCAATTTTGGTTCATTTTCATCCATAAACTTCTTCAAAAACTTAGAATCTGAAATTGGCATCTGATCTATAAATTTAACAATTTCAGTTTTGTCTGTTGATCCATTTAATTCAACAATTTGTTTTGTCAATCTCCAAGTGACTTTAGGTGCAACTCTACCTGGTGGATAAGCATCTGCTTGCCTATCTATATCCATTAACTCACCATATGTCAATGGTCTAACCTTAACAGTAACTTGAGATTTTGGTAACACCATTGTATATGTTCCGTCCTCAGATGGTTGTTGACCATTTATTACAGGTAATACACTTAAATCAACACTCGCTTGGAATGATTTTTTAGTTACTGGATCCGTCAAGTTTAACAACATTTCATTTCCAAAAGAAGTATTTCTTAAAAATATAAGTATTGCTTCAACATCACCTTCCAACAAATCTTCAACTCTAACATCTGGTTCATAGATTTTTCCCCTTAACAATGTTATAGTTAAATCTGTAACTCCACCCATTAGAATATTCTCATCAGATGCAGTTAGATAACCAACCTTTAATGACTTTTTCTTATTTTTATAAAATACACCACCAGATGGTAATGGAACCACATCATGTGGAAGTGTAAAATTCATTTGACCGTATTCTATTGATTTATTTTCCATAAACTAAAATATACTTAAAATATCAATCATTGTAAATGATACAAAAATAAAAATTCCCATATAAGTATCTATACGGGAATTTAACAATATTATAAATAGTTAGATACATTTTAGTAAACCAACACACAACGATCCATTTGGAGAGAAGCAGATATTGTTGCAAGAGCGTCTTGACTATAAGATAATGCATTAAAGTTAACACTAGTTAAAAATGTACCATACATTATCCATTTTTCAACAACAACACCAGTTGGGTCCAACATTTCAATATCAACATCTTTTTTGTATCCTGCTGCATAACCCATTCTTCCTGTAACAGATTCCGCACAAAGACGAACCCATTCCATTAAAGCTTGTGACGCTGAAGGTCCAATTGGATCTCTAAACTGAACGTTAATAGGATTCCATTTAAATCTTCCAGCAACATACGTTGATGTATTAAGAAATGGTATCTCAGTTGCATTAATCGTAATTTGAGGTCTTGAAGCCGTTTCCACGAACCATTCATTAATACCCAAACTTGAAGGGAATCTTACAATAAACCGATTCTGTCTTTTCGGTTCATATGGAATAGGCATTTTCATTAATAAGTCAGCCATGCTATATATATTTTTTTTGGTTTATATCTAATAAATATATTAATATTTGTTATTTTCTATTGACTATGTTAAATATATTTTTTATCTTTTGCAACTAGAATCTAGTTAAGAACTAGAATAACTAGTTACTAGTATTTAATATATCTAGAATATAACTAGTACTAGAACTAGTTCTAGAATTTTTTATAATTTTCTACTTGTTTTTTTATTCCTCCTGCGGTAGAATAGGTTTTTACTATGTTTTTAATTTTGTTTTCAAGATGTTTTTTCATAGCATCCACATTTTTGGGATCGTCATCAGAAAAACCAATAGATGGTGAATATGGAATAAATTCATTTCCAAGGTCATTTTTCAAATAAACCCTTTTATTTAAAATTGCCGCCATATTTTGAATGTATTCAACAAACTCATCCATCGCTCTAACTTTTCCCTCTTCAGGATTACTTGCGCTACCACTTCCAAAAGACACCGGATAATACTTGTTTAACGATAAATAATATTTTATTAATTCATTATCAGACATTTTATCTTCACCAGCAAAATCTCGGTATTTTTTTAAGTTCTTAACAAGCTCGTCTTTACTAATACCCTTAAAATCACTTATAATATAGTTATATATTGCAGTTTTTAATGTATTTGGGTTATGACCTCTTGCCGTGATAATTGAAAAAATTGATCCATTATTTATAGCTTCTCTAAAATCATCAAAAGATGGTCCGGTTTTAGCCCTCATGGCATCTATTAAAAAATCTTTGTCTCCTTCAGTTCTAAAATTTCTAAATGGATTATCAGCAAAACCAACTATATTATGTCCGTTATAATTAAAATCTTTTTTACCAATATTATGTCTATGATCAGCAAAATCATCGGTACTCATACCTATTTCCTTACCATCCTCGTCTTTAACAATTATCTTTGTTGGCATATGAACAATATTATCATCCCAATCAAAAGCATAATATTTTAGGTCAGGTGTTTTGTCATCTTTAAATCCTTCCTGTATCAAAAAATTTGTTTTCATATAATAATATAAATATTAGTAAAATTGAAAGATGAATTTCTTATGGTGTTTTTATATTTGTTATTTTTTCGTATATTTATATGTAGATAAGACCTTGTTGGTTATAAAATAATAATACTTATGAAAATAGAACTTGAGTGTCAGGAATGTAAAAATATTTTTAGTACTGAATTTAAGCACAGAGATAAAAAGTTCTGTAATAGAAAATGTTATTTTAGTTTTTCCAAAAAAAATAAATTGATTGGGAAAAAAAAAGATGACTCTGTAAGAGAAAAAAGAATTTGTTTACAATGTGGAAATGAATTTACAGAAAGAATAAAATATGAACGAAAAATATGTTCTCAAGAATGTAGAGATATTTGGAACTCTAATCCAGCCAATAAAGAAGAAAGGATTAAAAAATCAAAAGACGCTTTATTAGAAAAATACGGAGTTGATTCTTTATATAAATTAGAAGAGTTTCAAAAAAAATCTAAAGAAAACTTTTATAAAAAATATGATGTTGATCACCCAATGTTAGTACCTTTGTTTAAACAAAAATTAAAAGATAAAGTTAGAAAAAACCATCTTTTAGATTTAATTCCAAAATTGGAGGTAAACAACTTAAAATTATTGGAAGAATATACCTTAAATAAGAACGGAAATACATCCAAACCATATTCATTTCAATGTCTTAAATGCAATAATATATTTACCAGTACTTTGTTAGGTTCAGGTAAAATACCAATATGTCGTAAATGTTACCCAATAACAAAAAATTCTAAATTAGAAGAAATAATTAAAGATTTTCTAAACAATAATGGAATAAAACATATTGACAATAATAGAACTATTTTAAATGGTTGTGAGATTGATATTTATGTACCTGAATTTAATTTGGGGATTGAAGTTAATGGGAATTATTTTCACTCAGAATTAAATGGTGAAAAAGACAAAAAATATCATTTAAATAAAACAATTATATCAAATGATAAGAATATAAAATTAATTCAGATATTTGAGGATGAAATTCTTCAAAAGAAAGAAATTACCCTATCAAGGTTATCAAGTTTATTGAATATAAACAGTAAAATTTATGGTAGAAAATGTATAATTAGAGAAGTATCAAAAAAAACATCAAAAGATTTTTTAAACAAAAATCATATACAAGGCGACTCTATTGATATGTTTAGATATGGTCTTTATTATAATGATGTTTTAGTAAGTTTAATGACATTCGGATTTAAAAGAAATGTATTAGGGAATAAAGAAAAAACTATTGATGAATACGAATTAGTTAGGTTTTGTAACATTAAACAAACCAACGTTATTGGGGGATTTTCTAAGTTGTTAAATTTTTTTATTAAATCAAAATTACCAAAAAAAATAATTACATATGCGGATATAAGATGGTCAGGTATAAATCCCGAAAAAACGGTTTACTTCAAAAATAACTTTAAATTTATTGAATCCACTCCTCCAAATTATTGGTATGTTGACACTAAAAACTTTATGAGAAGACATCATAGATTTACATACAGAAAGGATGTTTTAGTGAAAGAAGGTTTCAGTAAAGATAAAACCGAATGGGAAATTATGAAAGAAAAAAAATTTGATAGAATTTGGGATTGCGGATCAATGAAATTTGAATTAATATTAAATTAAAAAAACTCCCACTTTTGATGGGAGTTTTCTTATTTTTAAGATTTAATATTAGATATTTTCAAATGAAGCTCCTGTTGGAGTTATTAAAAATTCAATATCAATAAATTCTAAGCTACGAGTTGGTTTTACATATATTTTACCTGTCAATGTATTTCTATCCAAATCTTCAGTTGAAGAAGAAACCGTTACACGGAAATCATAAAGACCCCTATCTCTTCTGATACTATCCAAAATAGGATTAACACTATCCAAGAATTGTTGTCTAACAACTTGGTCGTTTTGTTCAAACAATAATCTTATAGCAACAGCAGAAATTAATTTACGTGCTTGTAATAACAATCTTCTAACATTTAATCTATTAAGAGCAGAGTCCGCAATTTGAAGAGTTTTATTACCCCAAATTACAGTTCCAACGTCAGAGAAAGTTGCAATAGGGTTAATTCTACCTTGATAAAGTGTATCTCTATCTTCTTGTGTCAATTTAAGTCTTGCTTTAACTGAGTTCACCAAACCTCTTGTATAACCCGCTGATGCGAACCATGGGAATGAAATGTTATCAGTAAGTGCCAAGTTTCTACAAACTTCACCTGTTGCTGGTAAATATATTTGAGTATTGTTTACGGTGTCTCTTGTTAAAACCCATGGATAATAAGTTGCGGTATAGTTTGAATCCAATCCGATACTGTCCACATTATCAATCGCATCTTGTGGATAAATAATTTCTTGTGGGTCAGTTGAGTTTGGAGTAAACATATTATAGTCAGGAGTTGTTACAATATAAATTGAGTCAGCTCTTTGAAATTGAACCATATTTACCGCAGATTCACATAATTTTGTGTTATTAACATAATCAATACCAGGTGTTACAAATATGTTGATATTTGTTGATTCAGGATTTGAGAATGATAATATACCAAGTAAGTAAGCGTAATAGTCAGTGTTTGCAAAATCTTGTGTGTTATTTTGGAAGACAATCTTCTTGAAAATACCTTCACCTGTTGCTGTAGGATATCTTGAAGATGGGTAAGCCCCTGCTAAATAACCTAATCCACCTAGTTCAAATCTATCTGTATTTGTTCTTGATTCACTATAAATGTCCCAACCATCAAATCCACCAGCAAAACATACAGTATATTTTCTTGAATAGATATAGTAGTAAGGGTTCTCTTGACTATCAGGATCAATTCTAAAATCAGCAACACCACACTCAAATGCAGATTGTCCACTTGTCACATAAGCATTTCCTATGGTAACAATCGTTGCTCCTGAATCCATATGAAATCCTTTTGATAATACATTCCAAGATGCAGATTCAGTTGCAGTTTCAAATTCACTTGG